CCATGCCCGACGGATGGCGGATGGCATCCGGGACCATGCGCGCTGGACCTTGTTCCATGCGCTGCGCTCCTTCCGGATGACGTCGGCGCGGTAACCGGTGCCGCGATGGTCGAAGGCGTCGCGACCGTGGCGAGCGACGGCGACCACATACAGGCTCTCACACGCCTCGATGAGGTTGCGGTGTGCGTCGTTCACGGGGCGGGAGGCGAGGAGGCCGTCTGCGTCGGAGCGGAAAAGCGCCGGGTCGTCGGACTCGTGACCGCGGAGAAATACCCGGCCGTCGGTGTCGATGAATCGCTGTACCAGCTCGCGGTCCGAACCGCCGACGGTTGCCATCGGGTCGACGGCGCGCGCCTTGGCCTCGGCGAGCTCCTGACGCACGGTCCGGAGGTCGTCGGCCATGCGGGCGATTTGTTCCGATTGCTCGGAAGCGGTACGGGCGCCCGCCTCGACCTTTTCGGCGAGGTGCTGGGCCTTTTGGGCGGTCTGAGCGGCGAAAGCCTGCCACTCTTGTTGAGTCTGGGGCATTGTCTGCTCCGTTGTTGGTGAAATGCCCAGCATGGGCGGTGCTCATGTCATAGCACGAAACATGAGCGGGGGAACATGTCAAGTCCAGGGGAACCGAGGAGCGTCAACCGCGGCGGGGCTGTAGGGTAGGCCGGTCTCCTGCGCTTGCCGGATGACAGACCGGGCGACCTGCTCCGCGCCCGCAGACCGGGCGAGGGCTGCGCGGGGATTCATCGGCATCGGGGTTACCGAACACTCCATGAGCCGCGGACGCACATACACGGCGCCGCGGCTGGCGTACCGCGGGTCGTCCTCGGCGAGAGAGGCGCGGGCGATGACAGCGGCCGGCCGGAATCCTACCGAGACCGTGCGGAGCACACCCTCGGCAAGTAGGGCCGCGACCGTCACCGACAGCGGGTAGCTCTCGACCGGTGTGGGGATGAGGTCGCCGCGGAGGGTCATCCCGTCCGAGCTCACATTCTCCCACCGGCCGATGGGCGGCGCGCTGTAGTCGTGATTGTAGGGCGCGACGGGGTTTTCGCGAAACTCCGACATATCCCACGACTGTTCCACAATGTCGTCGGCGCGGTCGCTGCCGGCGTCGGACATGACGAAACGGTAACGCGCGGGCATCTTTTCGGGCTGCTCCTCGTCGGTGTCCTCGTCCTCATCCATCACCCGCAGCACCGACCGGTACGACAGCGCGAGAGGAGACGCGCCGACAGAACCGGCGAGCCGTTGCACAAGGTCTGCGTCAAGGAGCTGGTCGAGGTGTGACGCGGAACCGCGGGCGATTGCGTGCACGTCCTCGGTTGTACCGTCAACGGCCTCGGCCATGCGGGACACAAGGGCAGGCGCGTAGCCGGCGCGGGTTGCTGCGCCAATCCATCCGCGGACCACATCGGAGGGTGTGGAGGTGATGACAATCGGTGAAAACATGCGTCTATCCCTGAATCTGGACCGGTCGCACGACGCACCGGCAGTTAATGTCCTCGGACGGTACAAAAAACAAACCGGGTCCGAGCCCTGCGGCGCCTGATTCTGAGTCGAAAGGCTCGCCCGGTTGTCGGAGCTGCCCATCGAGCTCCACATGAGTAGGCCGGACCGCGTCGTCGCGGCTGCTCACCCATTCGCGCAGAAACGAAACCCCGAGGTCTGCGGCCTGATTAAAGGCCATCTCTTGCCCCTCCGAAACCGTGCGCGCAGTTTCCGTGCGGGCGATGGTCAGCGCGCGCGCCGGGGAGAATCCGTGGTCGAGCATGATGGCGCGTTGTAGGTCGGAGACCGTCGCGCCCTCGGCGAGAGCCGACCGCACAAGCACCGCCACCCGGTCCCGGGTCACCTGTTGGACCTGGGTAATCATCTGCGCGATGATTTGGCGCGACGGGTCCAAGGTCGGGTCAAACAGGGTCTCATCAATCAGGCGACGGGCAACAATGGCGTAGGACCGCCGGACGCCCCGCTCTACCGTCTCCGCGTCGAATGATTCGCGGACGATGGCGAGCTCCACATCATCCATGAGGATTGCGCGGAGCTCCTCGTCGCTCACATTGCGGCGGATGCTGCGCCTACCCGAGAGCACCCGGCCGGCGCGGTCTGCGTAGCGTTTGGCCTGCTCGGGAAAGATGCCGCCGCGGCCCCGTCGCCATTCTGCCCGGATTTGCCGCTCTGTCGGGCGCTGTACCGCGTCAAGCCACCCGCGCCAATACACATCCCGCGGCGCGTCTGGACGGACTGCCACGGCCCGCAAAACGGGCCCGCAGACCTCGACCGCAGACCGGCGCCGCGGCTTGTCTGCGGCCTCCAGTTGGCGTCGCTTGCCGCGGCTCCAGGCGTGCCCGGCGTCCCCTCCCCAGAGGTCCCAAGCTATCCGCAGATTGCTCGGGGGACGGTCGCCGCCGAGGCTCCATGCGTCGGTTCCCTTTTGGCGGTTTGCCTCACCCGCGAACCGCTCAAAAAAGGCGTACATGTCGCGGATGTTGTCGGGGTGGATGCGTACACCCTTGACAATCCGCCGCGCCATTTCGTAACCCTTCCGGGTGCCGCCTCGCTTGTACTTCCGGCGGAGCTCCAGACCTCGACCGGCCGCGCGGCGCATCTGTTTGGACGCGGTTAGGTCGATGTCATCGTACCGGCTGGGGATTGTGCCGCCGGCGCGCTCGACCGTTTCCAGCTCTCCGCCGTAAGGTAGCCCGACAGTCACAGCAGCGCCCCAAGCATGTCGAGCAGGGCCGCTACCTCGGTCCGGAGGTCGTCCTCATCGTCTGGGTCATCGTCGGTGAGCATTGACGCGAGCGCCGCGGCCTGTGCCCGGAGGTCGGCGCGGGTCTCGTCGTCCTCCTCGACCGGTGTGGGCTCGGGGCCTGTCGGTGCCGTCGGCTCGGGTGCGCCGGGCGTCTCGGGGTCCACGCCAAAGCCGGCGACCTCCGGCGCGTCGTCGAACCGCTCGAAGGCGTAGGCGTCGGCCGGCGCCATTCCGTGCGCGATGTGGAGGGCTACCCGTTGCAGCCGCTCCGTTCGCCCGTCCTCCATCTCGGGGAGCACATGACGCACCCGCACACCCGCAAAGCCGAGGCGCCGGGCAAGGTCGGTCAATGCGTCGTCAAGGAGAGCGGCAAGCGGGGTGAGCGTGTCGACGATGTAGGACCGGCGTTCCATCTCCGCGGTTGCGTAGTTCGCCGATTGCAAGCCGAGGAGGGTGGGCGGCACCCCGGTGACGGCGACCACCACAGACCGCGCGTATTCTCGGGCCTCCACTCCGCCCATTTCGCCGACGGTCCAATCCAACGCCTCAAACTGTCCAGCGCCGGACATGACAGCCACCCCGCCGGTCTGCTCGGTCAGGATGCGGTCAATCTGCGTCTGCATGTCCCGCACCTGCGGACGGCCCCACGTTTGCTTGGGGTCGCGCGGCACGTATGCGGCATCCGGACGGCCGCGGCTCGCCTTTCGCGCCATCTGCGCAGCCATCGCCACATCGGCGGCGAGGTCGCGGTCCATCGGTTGCACCTCGCCTGTCCCGTAGAGGCGCTGGGGCCCTCGACCAGCCGACGACATGCGGAGGTGCCCGACCACATCGGGCGGGTATCGTTTCTCCGTGCCCTGTTCGTCGTAGACATAGGCGAGCGGCTCGCCATTTTGTCCCGGCGTGATGGTCACCCGCGCGGGCTCCATGAGCAGCAGCGCCGCGGGAGCTGTGCCCGGTGCACCGACGCCGATGGGGAGCACGTAGGCGTTCCCGCCGGGCAAGAGGTCGGTCACGAGCTGCGTGCGCCATTGACGCGCGGTCTGTGCGCTGTTTGGTCTGTCGAGGAGCTCCCCAAGCGGATGTCCCGGCACGTCTTCCCATCCGTCCGCGGTCTGCCGTTGCACTTGGAGCGGGAGAGCGGCGAGCGATGACGCGCGGATGCCGACCGCGCGCCAGTACCACGGATTCGCAACAAGAGCCGAGGCCGCGCGCGCCGGGTCGTAGGCCGTCGGCACATTTTCAGCCGCGACAAAATCGGAGCCCGCGACAAATGCGTCCTCCTCGCGCGGCGGGTCGACCGTCACAACGGAGAGAGCCCGCAAAATGCGGAGCGGGAGAGACTCGGGGCGGGTATGCGTAGCGCTCATGCCGTCGAGGCTATCACGCGCCGGCGCTCATGTCTCAAGAATGCGAAAGCCCCGCCGGTGTGGGCGGGGCTTGGGGCGGGCGGGCAGGCGAAAATCACTATGAGACGCGAACCCACACATTGTATGTATCAGTGTGTGCCACTGTCCGCACATCCCATCGCCACCCGTTAGGGGCGGTCGGGTCGGTCACGACATCGCGGACCGTGGACTGTGTTTCCACTGTCTCAATCCGGTCGAGACGGTAACGCGCGCTGTAGGCGCCTCCGTGGCGGCCGAAGCTGCTAACCTCTCCAACGCTGTAGAGGTCAGAATAGCGGTTTTGCCGGAAGGTCTGTGCAAGGCCGTCGTTGGTCATGGTGTTTCTCTCGGTCGGTTGTTGAGCGCCGCCGTCCCCGGCGACACTTGTAGTATGCCCCGTTCCCTCGTGTCTGTCCACTACTTTCTTTCACTTTCTGAAAATATCTCGTCTATCAGCCCGAGGCGCCGGGCTTCCATCACGAGGTAGCGCAGCGCGTCCCATGCGTGGTCTGCCCCGATGACCTCGGTCTCGCGGTGAATGGTGAGCTGTGACCGTGCGCCCGCGGCGTGGTCCTTCCAGGCGAGCTCCTCCATCTCTCGTCGGAGCGGGGCGGTGCTCGGGTCATCGTGCACCACGAGCCCGGGCGAGCCGTCCCGTACTTGGAGGAGCCGGTCCACCGCGGCGTGCCCCTCGCGTCGGGCCTTGTTTGCGGCGATGGTCGGTAGCCCCATCTGCGACCACCGGTCTCGGGCGTCTGCGTCTGCCGGGTCTGCGGCGCGCGCATAGGGCTCGGGTGAGCTCCGGCCGCTGCCGTCGCATGTGGCGCACGCCTCGGCCGCGGTGAATCTCCGGTCCCACCAGCGGTCCGACGGCCAATCCTCGCGCCCTGGCCAGCACACCGGGCAAGCCTCGGCGCGGTGCACATCGTAAATGTGCGCGTCGGTGTTCACCCCGGCCACATACCGCGCGCGGATGATGTGGAGCACCCCGCGCGGGTCGACCGCTCCCCACAGATACGCGAGCGGCGCGCGGAATCCAAAGTCCAGGCCATCCACCCGCGGCCACCCCTCCATCTGCTCCGCGGTGAGCGCTGGCACCACATGCACGGCCGGGTTCCATGCCGGATGGACAAGGCCGTCGAGCTGGACAAACCGCGCGTGTTGTCGGACCTCTCGCTCTCGCTCAGTCATCGACGACAGCCACCGGCGCATCGCGTCCCCGTCAATCATCGGGTTATCGACCGGGTCCAGCCGGTAGACCTCGACCTCCCCAGCGGCTCGGGGCGGGTCGCGGAACAGGATGTCTACGACGGCCGCGGATTTGCCGCGGGTCGGGGTGAATGTCCCAAGCCACCGGCCGCCCTGGTCGGCGACCGCGCGCACCTGCTCCCGTAGGACCTCCACGTCCCCGTGGTCTTCGTCGTTGTGCACGAGCGGGGAGCTGGTGCCCTGCCATCGTTTCGAGGCATCGGCGCCCGAGGTCGTTTTGAACAGCACGGAACCGGGTAGGCCGGTGCCGCTGCCGGGCATCCATGTGGAGGCGGTTTGAGCTGCAAACCGCGCCGACCATTCCCACGCATCCGGTAAGAGGCCGTCGTAGATGGGCCGGAGATAGTCGCGGCTGTCATCGTTGGTGATGGACCCGGCGAGCACGAGACCGGGCGCGGTCTGTAGCCGTCCGCGGTCGAGGCCGTTGCGCCGCAAGAACGACACCACATCAGGGTGGGCCGCACCCATCGCAGTGAGCGTGCCGCAGATGGCCCCGGTCCACGACTTGCTCGACCGGTTGCCGCCGAGGGCCACGAAATACAAAGCGGTCGACCGCAAGAACCGGCGCACCAGCTCCACCTGCGATGTCCGGTCCTCCTCGACCCCGCACCGCGGGCATTGATGCCGGTCCCCCACAAGGTGCCTCATGGGTACCCCGTGGTGCGGTACGTCATCCCGCGGGCCCGTCCGGCCGCATGGTTTCCCGGCTGGATTCAAGAGCCGTCCATCGCTCGCCCTCGGCCATGTGACATCGGAACACACCCGACACTCCGGCCGCCACAGCTCCACCCATCGCAGCGGGTGCCCGGCGTGCTGCCGTCGCTCCTCCAGCTCGTGCGCGACCACGGCCCGGCAAGCGGTCAGCACGGCCGGCGAGACCTGGCACCCGTTCCGGGTCACATACAGCGCCCATCGGAGGCGGTCGTAGTGGGTGCCGCCCACCGGTGCCGGTGGAGCGTCTATGGCCACACCGCGCCCGCGTCGGTGAGCCCGGCGATGTAACCCTCTTGGTAGGCCAGCCATCCCACGAGCCCGAGAGACGACAGCCACAGCACGACCGACACCCACAGGACCGCAGACACAACAGACCCGAGGCGCTCGGGGTCGACCGTCACGAGCCACCCCCGGACAGCAGCGCGGCGAGCTCCTCGGACGGGTCGACCTCCACCCGACCGGATGCCCGCACATCGGCGGACATCTCCACGCGCTCCGCCTTCGGGTGCCCGGTGCGGTCGAGCAGGGTTGTGGCGGCCGACAACGCAATCCGCTCATCCTCCGACCGCATGAGCTCCCGGATGCGCTTTGCTGCGTCGGTTGCACCGGCCCGGAGCGTGTCACGCGCGGCGCGCTGGGTGTCCTCGATGAGCGAGGCCACAAACGCCGTATAGCCGGGGACCTCTCGCCACCGGTACAGGGTTTTCCTGTTCACGCCGACGGCCGCGGCGATTTCTCGCATGACGATACCCTCGGCTTCCATGC